GGGGTCTATTTTTTCGACACTGAAATCGTGGGGCGCTGTGTCGGCTTTTCCACTGCTGGTGTGTCTTCTGCCAGCTTTATAACATGAGAATACAACTTTCCCGATAGTTCTGCAACCCCCTCGAACCGATTACTCACCGATGGGCTGGTAAGAGGGATTGCCAGTCGTACACACTCTAGTGCAATCTCCTCTTTGGTCATGATGGATATGCAAACTGCATGAGTCTGTCCATCTCGGCCTTCTTCTGCACATTACCGCTTAAATAACCAACGGTCCATTCTTTGTCACCCTTTAGTTGTTTGATACGAGCCTGTGCGCCAGCGGGTGTCATCATCCCACCATTTGAGTCACCAGCTACATAAGTGTCTTCCCCGATACGCCTACCAATGTTAGCCATTGTCCGCATCAGGTCAGCGAAACCAAGTGACTGCTCCATCTTGTCAATCTTTTCAGGACTAAGTCCAAGTGCCTTGGCAGCATTTTTTGCCATACCAATTTCCTGGTCGTACGCTTGACCCCATTCTTTCTTGATGATGTCGTTCTCGGCAGCGACATTCTGAAGATACGCTTCTTGCTGACTTGCTACGGTCTGTGCGGCAGCTTCGTTGTTCCACTCCACCAACGCCTTTGCCTGCTTCGCAGTCAGACCAAGTTCATGGAACTTCACCTTGGCGGATTCAGCAAAGCTAGGGTCAACCCCTTCAGGTACTGGAATATCGTAACCCTTTGCCTCAACAGGACGACCCAGTTTGTTATAAAACTGGTCAAGTTCTGCCGGTTCAGCAATATCAAAGTCAGGTAGTCGTAGCAGTTTATCTGCCGGTGTACCCATGTGTTTTTCAAGTTGTTGATAAGATGTGATTGCATCAACTGGTGTCTTCCATCCCTTGTTTTGAACGAATCCTGTGAGTTCTTCAGGTGCGCCGGTCATCCAGTCAACCGAAGTTGACGCAGGAGTGGACACAGGTACAGTTCCCGCAGCAGGTGAGGAAGTGATAGTAGCTGAAGCGGTGCCGGTGGTTGCGCCTTGTCCGCCATCAGCAGCGGGGGCATTAGTGTTAGTCATTGGATACCTTTCGTGAGTGAGTGTAAATTAAGAGAAGTTGCTCGTCGGTCAGCTTGAGATGTTCCTGTATTCGCAAGAACACTTCTCGCCGTCCCTCCATCACTGCATGTACCCTTGGGTCAGGGTGAAAACAGGATTCATTAGCGCGGCAAAAAACAGCAAGGTCTTTCAACACCGCATCACCAGATACACCATTGAATACCAACATGTACGCGCGTCTGCGTTGCTGAATGTATCCCAAAACATCTTGGAGGTTTATCATGTGGGTGCGCCTACCCCCTGCTTCATCATGGATGCCATCGCAGGTGCTGCATCAATCAATTGCTGTGTCGCCGCTTGTTGCTGCCTACCCTCACGGATGGCATCAACGTCTTTCTTACTCCGCATCCACGACGCAGGCATGGCCTGTGCATCAGCTAGTGCAGGTATCATCTCGTCCACATTGAACCAGTCCAGTGCAGAGGGGTCTTGAGTGTTCGCTGCAATCTCACCGGCGTACTGGAACATACGCAACCCACCGGCAGACGCTTCCGCCTTCTGCATCCGACTCAGTGGCGATTCATACTCCACCTTGTAATCAGCACCCGCTTCCCGCATGGCATCTGTTATCTCTGGTAGTAACCGTTGCTCCATGGCTATGTCAATCTCGCGCTCAATCATCGGACCAAGTGCCTCACTCTGCTGTCTACCCATGATAGGTGCAAGTAGTGCAGACTTCTCCCGCGCACGTTCTAGCACCTCAGTAGCCGTCATCTGTGGAGTCTCTACGAGAATCTGAAACAGGGTGATGAGGAACGCATCGTTGATGACAGCGCGTTTATCCTCCATCATGTCCCTACCCACAGCAAGATTACCCGTGGGTAGTGAATGCACCAGTTGCCGACCATCGGCACTCACCCCTCCGTAGTTGACAGCACCGGGCTTCATGCTGAATGAGTCAAGTACCCCATCATCATAAGCAAGCAGCACTGGGTCAACCGTTCGATGACCCTGCTTGAGTAACGTCTTCTCCTGTTCGTTGAGGGTCTTGATGGCGGGTAACACGTCCATCGCCGGACTGCGACCATAGTTCTCACCGGGGAGTGTGGTGTACCGCGAGACGATATAGGGCATGGTGTCATACCCTCCCTCACTGATTATCTCCTTGGTGCTTCGGCACAAGTAGACGGAGGCATACTCCATCCCCTTGTAGTCAATGCGACCATGGGCACGCTCCTCGTTGGGATACACGCAATGCACAATCTCATAATTGTCATCGGGCTTCTTCTCGACAGTCTCCTTGACCTTCTGCGGAGACTTATCACCCCACTTCTGCATTATCTGTCTAGCCGTCATACTGAAACAACGATAGACGGTATCAATGATACCTTGATGGTTCTCGACAAAATACACCTCACCAAGGAACACAGCACGGTAGCGAAACCCCTTACCCTTGTCCAACTTGTCCACGAATAGACAGCCCGTACCGAACGCACCCAGACTGCTGTATATCTCAGACTGCTGGCTCGCATAGTTAGCGGTGGGGGAATAACGATAACGAAACAGCAAGTCGTTGGCTTGTTCAAACCACAACTGCGTTTCTCTGTCCTTCATCAAATAGGGGTTGGTGGGCTTGATGCGATGCCACGTCTGATTACGAGGAGTTAATATACTCTCCATAACAGACCTGAATCTTGTTAGCGCAGACTGCGCTGTGGAGTCGAACACCTTCTCGGTCTTCTTCTGACCCGGTGTGATTACACCACGGGATAGGAACATATCCGAGTAAGCGGGTACTACGTACTCTGCAATCTCAGTCCAGTGAGACTCCCAAGTAACCCTGTCCCCCATCGCCTTGTCTACGCGCTTGAGGATACTCGCTGCGCGGTCATCAAGTGTGTTCATGAACCTAATAACTTCTTCTTAGCGGTTACTTCTTCATCCGCTTCAGTGGTCAGCATGGTACTGGCACGACCTTCAGCACCAGCGCGGCGCTTGCGTTCTGCCGCTGCCGCAGCGTTGACCTCGCTTGAGTTGTCTATAGTCGGTGGTGGTGGTGGTGCGGGAACTTTAGGCGCTCCACCCCCTAATAGTTTTGAGAATATCTTACCCATAGCTAAACCCCCTCATCGTTGACATTACATTAAACTACCACGAAATTACCACGTTGTCCGATTATCGTCAATACACCCATCATGTGTCAAACATGGGGTAGTCCATGTCACGTGCTACGCTGGCACGCCTTGTCGTGTTGCCACGGGACACTCGCATGTCTGTTCTGGCTACCGGCTTGGCGAATGTCTGAATGAGCGCTTCTGCCATGTCAGGAGATGCGATACCCCGCTTCTTCATCTCCTCCTTGCTCTCCAGTGTCAGTTGGTTAGTGGTAGGGTGATACTCGTACTGCGGCGCACGCAGGTCGTCGCGCAGGTCGTCGTCCATCGGGATACACCCCGTCTCCATCCACTCGCGCATCAGCGCCCACATCTCGACACGCTTGTTACGATACTTGTCCTTGTCCCGCGCAGACGACCCTGCCTGCACCTCTACGACCTTGAAGCGCATCCCCTTGAGTGCGTCTACCACCCCGCCACCCACCCCACCGCCGTCAATGAATATCGCTTCGGGGTTGTAGTGTTCAGCGGCTTCGGCGATGCGCGAGGCCAACTGCTGCGTGTCCAGCTTACGGTAGGTCTGCCACGGTATTGACTTCGCATCCCGCCCCCGCCTGAACGCAATCACGCTCCTGTCTTCACCGAACCGCGCCACGTCCACACCCATGAGTAACGGCGCACCAGCGTCGTCATACGCCTCCCGCTCCATCGCGTTAGAGATGACCTCATGTGAGATGAACTGTCTCGCCCCCGTGTTAGGGAACTCACCGTACACCTCCACCCGCGCCTCGTCCGAGTCCGCTCCGAACCGCTGGATGATGTTATCGAATGTCGTAGTGCTGATGCCCTCAACGGTACGAGAGTCTATCTTGGTGGTACGCCATAGGTCACGGTTACGGTGGAAACACTCGAAGAACGACCCGCTGTTCTGACGCGGGTTACTAAACACCAGCCAGAATCTGTCGTGAGTATTTTCAGTGAACACCCCCTCCTGCACTGTCCATATCGGGTCGGGTATGCCGCTGGCCTCGTCGAATATGGCAAACTCACCATCGAAGTTGTGCGCCCCTGCGAACGCGTCGGGGTTTTCGGCACTCCACAACTGACCACTCGCGTAGTAGTACCGCGTACTCTTACCCAGCCCTTCAGGACTCTCGATGAACTCCTTGAACCACTTAGATGGCGCGATACTTGTCGCGTTAATCTCAAAGAACTCCTTGTTGATGCCACGGGCGAACCACTTAGCAATCTCAGGGAAGGTCTTGGTGCGCAACTGTGGTTCACCGTTAGCCGCTATCCAAGAGCTACCACCGATGCGCGTTGACTGGAACCAATGTGTCAGCATCCCCACCAGCGCCGACTTACCCGGCCCCCGTCCACTCGCCACAGCATGTCGGTAAAAGTCAGGCAGTACACCTATCGCCTCCTTCATCCCGATGGCGTTCTTCAGGTAGTCCTCAATCTCCAGCATAATCTTCTTCTGCCACGCCCGCGGACCATCAAACCCCTTCAGGTCACCCTCACCCCACTCGTATGCAATCATCGCAAACTTATAGGGTGACAGATATAAGTCGGACTGCATCATGCGGTCAAGTATCGTTGCCTGTTCAGGAGTCAATCACTGTCCCTTCAATCACTCGTAACTTCTGCTCACGGTTCTCTAGCACAGCCTTGATGTTGATAGTGGACGTGCTGTTCACATCCAACTGCTTGATGTCACCATACCGCTTGCGATTGTACACCTGCATCTTCCACTTCAGCGTATTGATAATCAGCGCATCGCGTGTCACATCGTTCGTTGAATCACTGTCATGCCCCACGATGTCAGTGATGTCCTCCATGACAGACTCAGCACTGATGGCCTGAGTCTCCTCATACCGTCGCTTGCGTTCAGTGTCACTCATCACCCACCGGATGAACCGACCATAAGTGATACCACGTGGGTCAGACGTAATGAATCGGCGAGCAGAATGCCCCTCGGCTATCATTTCCAAAAATTGCTCGAACAGGTTGGTGTAGGTTGTCTCCACCAGTATGCGTTGCTCCGCAGTGGTGGGGTATTTAGGCAAGGTCATGTCGGTGTCTGCTGATAACCAGTCAGGCATGGGCGATGGCGTGATGTCATAGTCCAGTTGTCTCATGGTCGCATTTATACATTGACTCATGAATCAGGTCAAGCGTAATGGATTGCAGTGTGGAGGGTAGGTGATTCTGAAAAATAAAAAAAATAAAAGAATTTGAGGAGGGGTGATTCTGAAAAATAAAAAAAATAAAAGAATTTGAGGAGGGGTGATTCTGAAAAATAAAAAAATTTGGCTGTGGGTGTACCCTAAGGAAACAATCGCGCGCGAAATCCGCCCCCCTCCCCCCGTACACTCCCCCCTCACGCTATGCAGATTCAGCTTTTTAATCGCTACACCTCACCAATTTACCTGTGGATAACCCTACTTATCCACAGGTCATGCACTGATTAAAGTTTATACAGGGGTGAGAGCCGCGCCAATGCTAGGATTTAACATAATGGCTGTTACGCGAAGTAGACCATTATGTGAGATTAACTAGCATAGGCCGATTATCTAAACCATGCCCATAGGTAGGTATAGGTCATTGATAAATAATCGGTTGTGGTGTGATTGTGTGCGTCACATTGGGCATTGAATGTGCCGAATCGGTGCAATATGTGCCATTTTGAGTAATCACATATCAATACCAGTTGATAATAATACTCAAATAGCCTATTGGCACAATGTCAACTATTATTGAGTAGCTGCAATCAATTCCAGTTTTTTGAGCATGTGTCAATCTGTCTACTTTACGGGTTACACATGATTTACTCAAAAAACTGAATTTTCGCGTTTTTTTGCTCTCACACCCCTGAAACACGTTGACGAATAGACACATGCACAAAAAATAGGCAATTATCACGCGTTTACACCA